CGGCGTATTCTCCCTGACGCTCGGCATATTGTGCGAGCAATCCGGCCTGACGCTCTCCGCTTGCTTCGGTCATCTCCGCAAGCACACCGGCGGCTTTTTTGGATTTACTTCCGGCTGATGCCGTGAGCAGACCGCTTACGACTTTACTGCCGATAAACAGGGCAGCCGAGCTGATAGCCATTACGCTTCTACCTCAATCAATAGTCCCAGCAACGTGAAGGGCTGCGGGTCGGTTTGGGTAATCGTGACCTGTGCGAGCCGGTCCCAGCCGTTGAGGTAGACCTCTTTGATGCCGGTGTAAGACGCGGGCGCTGCATCCAGCACGTCCTCGCCGAGATTGCGCTCGGGCACGAGCACATTGGAGCTGGTGCCGGTCGTGGTCACATAGACGCCGAGGGTCTGATAAAAATCCCCGACGATACGGATCAGTCTTTTCTTTTCGGTCAGGATCGAGCCATTGTTGAAGTCCGACGTCACCGGCATCGTGGTCACGGTCACGTCGTAATCCAGGCCGACTTCGACCTCAGTGCCGTTACGCGCCAAAGTAATCGACCCGCTCGATGGTGTGGCGTCATCCATGATTGCGCCATCGGCACGCACCCGGCAGGACTGCCCATTAAGGTGTGTCAGGTTGCTGACGGTGGTGCTGGCCGATTGCGTCTGGTTCTTGTTGGCGTCGGTATAGGTATCGGGGTCGGCTTTTTCCAGAAAGTACACCGTCGCACTGTTGATGGTGCGCTTGACCGCAAACCAGACCTCAGTGCCTTCTACGGTAACGGCTTGTATTTCCCCGGTGGTTTGCCATTTGGTCCATCCGGCGACCTGTTGGGCTCGCAGCGTGTTGAATACCGCCATCGTCCCGTCGGAATTGACCACATAAACGTAATTCGCATCTTCTGTCGCCGTTCCGCGCCGTGCATCCATATCGACCGGCGTCGTGATGAGGTGTGACGCCAGCAGCGTCGCGCTGTTCGACGTGTACGCATCTTCCTCCCAGGAGAATAGAAACTCGCGAATCGAGCTCTGACCGTAGTCAAGGAACAAGGTGGCGCCGTCAATGTTGACCGGCGGCGTGGTACTGGAACCGAACCGTGTCTGGTTCTTGATCGCAATGTTGCCGGGCGTGATCGGGCTCGATGAGATATAAAACTCGCCGCCTGTGGTAAAGAGCTGCAAATGCCGTGCCGGCATCAGGCCGACAATGCCGTTGATCTGGTTGGTGTCGAGGGTGACGTCTATCGCATCATCATCTGCACCAGTGCCGACGTTGAAATTAAAGTAATCGGCAATCACAGAACCCCACAGGGTCTGCGGTCGCTGCCCTGATCCCCCGAACCATAGGCGCTGCTGGAAAAATGCCACCGTTTTCGGCCATCCCCGGGTTGCGCTCCATACCGCTTCAGCGCCTGATCCAAAATCAAAGGTTGGAATGTTGGTCAGCGTAATGTTCGAGAGCGTCCAGCTGGTATGTGCGCCGCCGCGTACCAGTTTGGCCGGCTGGTGATCCTCATGCACGATTATCATCGTGTCGGCCGATTGCGTGACGTTGAGCGCTTTGCACTGCGCCAGCGTGTACGTCGTGGTCACCGTGGCCTGCAGCACTCCATCCATATAGACCTTGATCGCGTTAAGCTGAAACGCCATCACATAGGTCTGCTCGACGTTAAAGGAGAACGTAAAGAGCACGGACTCAGCGCCGAGCGTGGCGTAATACGCCATACCGGGCCGTCGCTTAAACCCACCCTGCGGCAACGCCAGGACATTGGTGCCGGTATCGGCGCCCTGGTAATACTGCTTAACGTCAGTACGCGCTGCCAGGCGTGGATCAAGCACACCCGCATTGAACGCCGTCTGTAGCGTTCTAAGACGTGGCACTACGCACGCGCCTCAATAAAGGGTGAATCCACGATGCCGGCCTGCGGCCGTGACTGCGAATCTGCGAACCGGGCACGTTTCAGCTGGTTCTCAAACTTGAGCGTGTATATCTCAGCCAGTGAACGGTTGCCGGTGACCGGAATGGCAAACTGTGCCGCCAGGTCATATTCCAGCGTCTTGGAAAAGTACGCCGGCAGTCTGGATTCGTCCGGTTTAAAGAGGTAATCCAGTGCTACCTCATTGGAATCGGAATAGAGCTTGTTTTCGTATATCTCATATTCCACGTTGGGATATACACTGATGCCCATGAGATAACCGGACGGTAATTGATAGGCGTAGGTCCAATCGTTCAGCGGTGTATCGGTCAACTGACTGAGCTGGCTTTTGGCAGCCGCAAAGCGCCAGCGATGCGCACTCAGCAGCGACTCATAGGTCGAGTCGTAAAGATTGGATGCTGCCTCAGCACCTGACCCGCCCTCGGTAAACGATGAGATCGTGCCGTGTCCGATCATCAGCAGGGCGTTGGAGCACATCGAAATGCTGGTCGCCATACTTAAATCCTAGAAAAGAAAAGGCAAGGGCCGTATTCCAGACCCCTGCCTTTCCTGGTTGTGTTCCCCCACAACGAGGAACCAATGACCCGACTAGCGATTAGTCGCTGTCGGTTTCAGAGATTGCGGTGCCGTCGGAAACATCAACCACGCTGGATGCGTTTGACAGGACGCTGACGATATTGGTCGTCGGTGTGCTGGTATCGCACACCCAAATAATATCGCGCACCTGCAAAATATCAGCCGCGTCGTTGAAATAACCAGACGAATTGACAGTCGCAATCGCGTCGGTTGTCGAATAGACCCACATCCGGGGAGCTTTCCCACCAGGACCGATCTGCTGCAAACCACTTAGTGCATATGCCATGATGATTACCCCTTACTGGTAGCTGACGGATACAGAACCGTCGCCGTCACGAGATACCGAACCGGCCTTCATCACACCGTTGCAAAGCCAGGAGGTCTTTTGCGCGATGTAATTCACTTCGGTTTTGATATCAATGCCAACCGCAAGACCGATGGCACTTTTGTGCCAGGCGAAACCTTCCCAAGTGCTTGACGCATAGGGGAGGCCACCCTCGGAGCGGGACTCGATGATGTGCCACTTGAAACCCATCCAGGTATCCAGCTCACCGGACATCAGCGCTTTCACACTGTTGTAGTCGGAGCTTGTGACCGTGGAAATGTTCAGCAAGTCCTCAAGGCCGGCCGCAGAGACTGCGAAATGCCGATCGCTTGAAGGCACACCCTTGTCGTTGAGATGCTTGGAGGCTTCGACCACCTTCGCCACCGTCATACCGGCCGAACCGTGGACAATAGTGCCCGCCGGGCTCGACTCAGCAGCCAGGGCGTCGATGATGAGCTGATCCAGCCTGCGACCCAGCGCACCCGCAATGGTCTGCGCCAGTTCACGCTGCTCGTCAAAGTTGACCTCGGCAGCATCAAAGATGTCGGTGTACTCGGGAGCGTTCCAGTTTCCGAGCGTACAGGTGATAAGAGAGTGCGAGACGTCCATCGGCGTTACATCCGCTTGGGTGGCCTTCTGGTTAGCCAGGCCCTTGCCCATCTTGCGGAATTTGTAGATATCGCCGACTACGCCATTACGCACCGTAACAGTGTCGCGGAGGGACCCAGCAGTTTGAAACGCGTGTTTCACGTCGTCATCAAATTGGGTCACCGCAACCGGTGACAGATTAATGGACATAATATTTGATCCTTATCAAATGTCTAAAAAATGCCGAGCTTTCGCCTGGCGCCTTTCGACACTCGGGTATCCGCTTTGCGGGCCGACGTCTCACAGCGTGCGTGCTGTGTGATCCGACTCCGGTCAGGGCTCGATAAGGATCGAGGTGTCCGTTCCTAGAGCTAACAGTGACACGATTTCATTGCGGGCTCGCTGCTGCGAGGTATCCGCTGCCATCGCTTTACCTGTTACTAGATACGGATTGTATCCATACTAATATGCTCATTTCAACTTTATGCCGCCGTGCCATAGGCTTCGTTATAGGCACGGTCGACCTGCTTCTTGTATTCGGGATCGACGCTCATGCGCAATTGGCCGTTTTCGGTCTTGGCGTAACGCATCTGGCGCAATTCCTCGGCCGTGGTGTGACCGGTCGCTTGTGTGGCTTCGGGGTCGCGGGCGAGCTTGGCCTCGCGTGTTCTGCCGATCAGGGATTCCAGCAGCTCGACGCCCACTGCGGTCGAGGCCACGCCCTTGAATATTTCCCACTGATCCGCTGACAGGTTGCCCTGCCCCCAATCGGCGAGGTCTGTCAGCCGTGATTTGGCATTGTCGCCGAGGGCGGCGAGCTCACGCTGCCGGCTATTGCTGACCATTTCCTGTTCGGTGACCAGATACCCTGAGACAAAGCGCTCAAAGGCCGCCTGGTTCATACCGGCTTCACGCGCTGATTCCTTGAACCACGCGATCATCGGGTTATCTTCCATGACGCCCGCATCGAGCCCCTCGACCTGCGGCACCTGGTAATCATCCTCGGGTGCCCCGGTGAAGGCACCCATCCGTTTTTCCAGCTCAGCGTAGGCTTTGGCCTGATCCTCGACGGTTTTATATTTATCCTGTTTAAACCACTCGGGCACGTCTTGGGCGCCGTCTACCTCGGCCGGCTCAGCCTCGACAGCATCAATCAGGGAATCGCCCGGTACTGCTTCGACAGCGGCTGCCGGCTGCTCGGCTTCGGGTGCGGTTTGGACTTCTTCGGTTTTCTCGTCTGTCATGGGAAATACCTCACTGCTTCTCAGCGGTTTCGATCTGCGCCAGTATCTGACGCACCAGGTCGGCACGCCCTTCGCGGATACCGGCCTCGAACTGTGTCGATGCCGGCGTCACGGTCGGACGCAACAGGGTGATAGCGAT